GAACAGAGCGAAATAATTAAGTTAATTTCATGAAACATTATTATAAAAATTCGATCTAAATAGTATGTCAAGACCTACAAACGCAGAAAGGCTATTAGGCAAGAAAAGCGGCACTCAAAAATCGGGAGCGATTACGGTTAATCTAAAGCCCCTTAAAGTAGCTCCCGCTCCTTTGTGGTTAACGGCTCGGGGGAAGAAATTTTTTAGGGAAATTTTTAGAATTTTGAAACCTTGGAAAATAGTAACGAAGATTGACATTCATCTTCTTGCTCAACTTGCTCACCACAAAGATCGGTTTATAATAATCGAGGAGATTTTGTCGAGTGGGGAGGGTGCTAATTCTGGATATACATACAAAGACAGTAATGGTATAATTAGGGTTAATCCTATTGTAAGAGAGCAAAAGAATTGCGCAGATAAGATTGATAAGTTCAGCAAAAAATTTGGGTTAACTCCTATAGACCGTTTAGGATTAAATATAAACTTTACTTATACAGATGACAGCAGATCCGGAACTATTAATGGAAAACCAGCAACAGGAAAGTACGATCACATATAAACCGAAGTTCGATAAACGAAAATATTATTTCGATAAAGATGCGGCGGATTTTGTTATCGAATTTATTGAGGACCATTGTATTGATCCTATTTCTGGAGATCCATTTATCCTTATGATGTGGGAGATAGAAATTATTTATGATTTCTTTGGAGTAAAAAGGAAGGAAGACGGATTTAGAAAATACATTTATTTGTTTCTTGAGATTCCTAAAAAGAATGGGAAGACGGGATTTTTACAAGCGTTGAATTTATATCTTTTATGTGGCGATGGGGAGAAAAGCGGAAGGGTTTATTGTTGTGCCGGAGATGAAGATCAGGCGAGAATATTGTTTGATGGCGCGACGCAGATGGTAAAAGATTCTGAATTTCTTTCCGCTCGTCTCGCATTGACAGGAGATCGTATATCCCATCCAAAATCAGGTTCTCATTTTAATGTACTAACTTCAAAATCTGAAACTAAGCACGGTTTTAATGTTTCGGCAGTAACGTTTGATGAACTTCACGTACAACCCAATGATAAATTATATGAGACACTATCTCCTGGTATTGTTTTGAGAGACCAACCGGCGGTAATAATGATTACAACGGCTGGTTATTCTGGGACATGGGCCAAAACGATGCATGATTATGCATACAATATAAAGAGGGGAGTTTTTAAAAATGATGCTTGGCTGGTTAAAATTTATGCAGCGAAGAAGGATGCGAAGTGGGACAACTACAAAGAGTTCAAAAAAGCTAATCCGAGTTTCGAAAGCCTTCCAGGGTTTGGCAAGAGGTATTATGAAATGAGAATGCAAGAGCTTAGAAATCGACCAACCGCTCGGAGTGCTTGGATGCGACTTCATATGAATATTTGGAGTTCAAGTGAAATTGATTGGTTAGCAGATACAAAATGGGACAAATGCAACAAAGCCCCAATTGATTTAGAATTATTGAAAGGGCGAGAATGTTACGGGGGCTTAGATTTTTCAGAGAAAATTGATCTGTCTTCATACTCCTTGATTTTTCCTCCCTTCGAGGGGTGTCCTTGGATTACTTGGGTCGTCTGGTTTTGGTGTCCTCGCGATACAATTTTAGAAAAGCAGAAATCGGAAAACACAAATTATGAGGTATGGGCGGATGACGGGCACATATTAACAATACCAGGGGACACGGTGGAACACCCTATTATGGAAAAATTTGTAGTAGACTCTTGTGGTATTTATGATGTTAAAGAAATAGGTTATGATAGATTCAAGGCGGTACAGACGGTTATAAAATTACAAGATCAAGGAATTAATTGTATAGATGTACCTATGACGCCTGGACATATGACTATCCCGGTCGATAACTTGGAAACATGGATATTAAAAAAACAAATTAATCACGGCGGTAATCCGGTCCTTGCTTGGCAAAGTGGGAACATGATTTTGAAAGAAGATTATCGACAGAATAAAATCCCAGATAGGAAAAGATCAAAAGATAAAATAGACGGGATGGTGTCGGGGTTAATAGCGATACATAGATATTTGGGATCTATAATTAGTAAACCAAAAAAATCAATTTACGAAACGCGGGGAGTAGTTTCGTTTTCTTTCAGGGATGAATAAACGAAGAGAATTATATACGCTTGATCAATATTTTGAACGGTATTTCGAAATCGTTCCCGAGTATGAAACATACCGCGAAGCTTACGAAAAAGTAGAAAGGGAGCATGTTGATCTTTATTCGGCTAAAAGATATTCAAGCTATATTTCATTTCGTCAGGCGAAGAAAAAATATATAGATAGACTACGAAAAAAATAGTATATTAGCGCCATTAGATCTCCATGTTATTATTGCATTTTTTCAAAGCTCTGTTCACGCAGAGCTTTTTTTGTAATCATAGATTACATACAAATAAAATAAATCGATATATGTTTGTAGAAAGTAAGCTCCGTGGAAGAAAAGTGGTACGACAAATTATTACCCTCATTTGTAGGTCGAAATTCTATAAAAACGGAAGATCGAGCGGTAAGGCTTACACTCAAAGATCCAAGTAATTGGCCACAAACATTTCTTAACGGAGGATCATCAACGGCCGGAGTTACCGTTACCCCGGAATCAGCACTTAAGTTTGGAGCAGTTATAAGTTGTATTAATTTATATGGCCAACTTGCGACGCTACCTTGGAAAGTTTATAAAAAAGATAAAGAAAGCCGGGTGGTTTTGCCGGGGCATGATCAGTATAGGCTTTTATCAGTCGAGCCTCATCCATGGGTAGGTACCGTCAATTTTAGAAAAGCTTTAATCGCAAATTACAACCTTTGGGGAAATGGGTATTCTATTATAAATCGATCAGAATCGGGCCGTCCTTTAAAATATACTTTACAGCAACCATGGAATTTTCAACCCTACAAAATAACATATGAATCAGGACCATTGAAAGGAGAAGAAGATCTTTGGTATAAAGACTATATGACAGGAGAGGTGTATCATTATATCGATGTAATTCATCTTTCTGACCTTACAAAAGATGGGATTTCGGGATTATCGAGGATTCAATTAAACGCTCAATCTATTGGTCTTGGAATTGCAGGTATTCAATATGGAGCTGAAGTTTATGAAAAAGGTGTTTTTCCTGGAGGAATCCTTGAGGCTCGTGGACAGTTTTCTCCCGTAGCGATGGAAAACCTAACAAGCAGTTTCGCAGATGAATATGCTGGGATTTCTAAAGCTGGAAAGATTGTAGGACTTGAAGATGGGGTGCGATTTCACCAATTTAAGCCGACGATGCCAATGGCCGATGCCCAATATATTCAAGGCCGGGTACAATCGGTCCGTGATGTAGCTATGATTTACGGCATCAATCCTCATTTTCTTGGGGTAGATGGTAACTCGAGCTATAACTCGCAAGAACATGCATACCGAGAATTAGTGGACTTTGTATTAAGACCGACAAGCGTGTTGATAGAAAATGAATTTGACAGAAAAGTCTTTGCAGGGGAAGAGGGTGTTTACAATAGAATTGAGTTAAAGGGATTATTGAGGGGAAATTTTGAGGCAGTAACAGATCGGGTTACGAGGTATGTGGATAAAGGATTATTGTCACGAGATGAAGGTCGGGCAATAGATGAACAAAACCCAATACCCGGAGGGGCGGGAAAAGAATATACAACGGGATTAAACCAAGCGAGTCTCGAATCTATAATTAACGGAGAGCAATTTAAAAGGACTCTTGGAGCAATAATTAAAGAACAGTTAAACGATAAAAATGGAAAAGCAAATATTGCGCATGTTCCAAGCCTCAACGGAAATTAGAAAAATTGAGGGAGAGGGCAATGAAAGAAAAAGGGAGTGGGTAATTCATACCGACACGGAGGCGGACCGTCACGAGACGATAATTCCGATAGATAAATGGAATCTTATATCTTTCAACGATGTAGGGGCTTTTTATTACATGCACCAAAAAGGAGACGACATTTTTAATAGCCCGGATCCAGATAATGCCCTTGGTCCTGCGACTGCATTTATAGAAGATCGCAATTTAATAGGGAGGGGAAATTTTGAACCTTCCGACCTTAATCCTCTTGCCGACAAGATTATGCGAAAAGTTGATTTCGGGACGATGAAAATGACTTCAGTTGGATTTATCCCACAAGAGCGCGGACTTATGGGAGATGAAGAAAGAGGAGAAAACCCGGAAGCATTTTATTTTGGCGAATGTGAGTTAATAGAATTTTCATGTGTTCACGTTGGATCTCACCGACTTGCCAAAGCGAGAGCCTTAGTTGATTGGCAAAATTATTTAGCCGAAAGCGTCGAAAGATCTATAATCCCAGAGACGTTAAAAATAGATAAAAGAAAAATTCTTACATCTATGAGGATGTATGAACATTTATATACTTTTTTTAAATTAAAATCTTAAAACAATGGCAACTAAATCACAGGAATTGCACACGCAATTAACTGAATTAACGGAAAAAAGAACCGTAGCCGAAACCGCTCAAGGACAACTGTTGCAGAAAGCCCAAACTGAAGCGGAAGACGGTAAAGAAATTAGAGATTTCTCGGAAGAAGAAGAAAATCAATTTAACGGTTACACATCTCAAATGAGAGCTTTTGATGAAAAAATCGAAACGATTAAAGGTAGAATCGAAACTCAAAAAGGAATTGATGAGGCGGTGAAAAGACAAGCAAAAGTCCAAGCCCCGACGATTATTAAAGATCGCGACGATTCAGAAGTGGGATTGATGAAAAAGTTTTCTATCACGAGAGCGATAGATAATTACATGGACAGAGGCGGAATGCTCGAGGGAGCGGAAGCGGAAGTACACAAAGAGGGGACTAAAGAATGTCAAGAATTAAAGCTTTCTTATTCTGGGATTGTTATTCCTTCGAATTTTTACCGTATCGGAAACCCCGGGAAAAATACTGTTGAGCGTTCCAAATATGCATTCCAAAAGCGGACCACGCAGACGGCGGGAACAGCGGCCACGGCGGGAAATTTAATAATTGATGATCCAGCGATTGGGGTCGTCGGTATGTTTCAGCCACGCCTTTTAACGACGCAACTTGGAGCAACGGTACTTTCTGGATTAACAGGAGATGTACCACTTATTAAACAAGATGGTCAAAGTGCGATAGCTTGGGAGGGAGAAGTAGATGCGAATGCAGAATCTAATCCAACGTTAGCTAAAACCACTTTATCTCCGAAAAGATTCGGTTTATTTGTACCATACTCAAAGCAATTAAGCTTTCAGGCAAATTGGGCGGCTGATGCTTTTTTAATGAATGACATTAATAACGCCCTTGCACGAGCGGCCGATGATGTTGCTCTTGAAGGAGGAGGAACGAACGAACCAACGGGAATTATTGCCACTTCAGGGATCGGAGATGTAGCAGGAGGAGCTAATGGTCTAATACCTACTTGGGCGCACCTTATCGAGCTTGAAACAGATGTAGCGGCAGCTAATGCAGATGTCGATACAATGCATTATGTAACTACTCCAGGTATTAGGGGAGTTTTAAAAGCGATTGATAAAGGAACGGATACGGGGCAATTTGTCTATATGGGCAATGAGATCAACGGATTTAGTGCATGGGCAACGACTCAAGCTCCTAGCGACCTTACAAAAGGGACTTCATCTGGAGTATGTCACGCTATTTATTTCGGAAATTGGTCAGACCTTATTATTGCGAAGTGGGGAGGAGTTGACATAGTAATTGATCCTTACTCTCGTAAGAAAGAAACGATCATTGAACTTGCGGTTAATTCTTGGATGGATGTCGCGTTGAGAAATGTAGCTTCTTTTTCATGTATGAAAGATGCTTTAATCGTGTAATCGATTAAAGTAATTATATAACTTTTTAAATATTTAAAAATGTCCGAATTTAAACAACCAGCCAATACAGTAGGGATTAAGTTTTTAAAAACCCCTACGGGAGCTTTTCGCCTTTCTTATTCTGAAGGACAGTTTTGTTTTCTTAGTAAAGATTATACGACTAATGTCTGGAAGAATAAAAAAGGAGGAGGGAAAGAGGTCGTCGAAGTTAACTTAATTGACGAAATGATCGATCAAGGGTACTGTAAAAAAGTATCACAAAAAGAGGTCGTCGATTATATAATAAAAGCTTAAAAAAGCGAGATGGATTATAAAGTAATAACAGCCCCGACGCCTGATAATAGGCCCGTTGTCGATTCGGTTTTTAAGGAAGC